TTCTCTTGCATATTGTTCCGGTGTTAGCCCAAATTTCTTAGCTAACGCTACTTGTGTCTTCGTCAATCGTACTTTTTTAGGCGCGGTACTACGCGTTGCCGGAGCAACTACAGTCGAAGGTTTATTGCGCTGGGCGGGTTGGTCCTCGTCTAGCGTTGCATCCCCAAAGTTTTCTGGGAATCGTTTCTGCATCGTACTATCAATACGACGGTAATATTCGTCAGAGGTAGGACTGATCCCACTTCTAACTAATTTTTCATGTAAGCCTAACGCAAGGCTTGTCATTTCTTCATCTTTACCAAACCAATCATTTTTTTCTTGCCAAGCCGTAGCTTTAGAGTCTGGTTTAAATGAAGGTTGTTCATTTTGTTGTATATATACAGGATTTTCTGGCTCTTGTCCAGCATTTTTAAACTGAGGTCTGTATTGCTGTAATTGAGACAAACGCATTTGAGCATCATTCATCTTAGTCTGAGCTTCTATAATCTTTTCAGAATCGCCTAAATCATAGGCTTCACGATAATCTCGTTTAGCCACAATAAGCTGTTGTTCTAATGCATTACCAACTACTTTTACATATTCTTCTTCGCCAGAACTTAAAGAAGATTTAAGTTTTTTATTTTCGTCAGCAACTTGTTGTGCATATTTAATTGCTTCTTGACGTTCACGATCAGCTGCTTCTTTAGCACGTCTTTCGTCATGCCAAACTTTTTTAAGCTGCGCCATACGTTGTTTAACACGTTCAGAATAATCTTCTAGCGTGTCATTTTCTAGCTCTTCAACTTTTTCTTTAGGTAAGGGTTCTTTACCTCTATCAGCAACTGGAATATCGTCTTCTGTAATTTCAAGATCAATATCGTCTGCTTTTGTTTCTACTTTAACTTCATTTTTTTCTTTTTCTTCAGGTATATTACTGCCTGGTATTTCATCATCGTCTGGATATTCAAAAACAATATCACCATCTTTTACGTCAGCCATATATTACTCCTTATGCGCGAGTGTAGCCGCGAGGATCTTCTACAACCCCCTCAACCGTATCGTCGTTAATAATGCGGAATTCTCTTCCGTGGATTTTAAATCTAGTACCTGCGTATGCACGTGTTAGAACAAAATCACCCTCTTTACACCATGGACCTGTAGGAAATCTTGCTTCGTCTTTATAAGCTAAATCACCTACTTTTACTACAAATAAAACTACAGTCGAGTGTTCTTCTATAGACCTAACAGAACCTGCTTTAACTAATCCACTTTCATATGTTTCAGCTGCTTCAGGAATTGCACATAAAATTCTATAGCCTTTTGGTTCTGGAAGCTGTAAGCCTCTTTCTTCAATCGGTATATCTTCTGCTTCTACTTCATCTACTGTTGGAATAATAATTGGTCGACCATTAGAATCTACCAAACTTTTATTCATTGTGAGTATGTCACTCATCTTCAAATGTCTCCATTCTTTGTGCAAGGTCTTTTATCATACTTTCTGCGACGGATAGACCTCGTACATATCCGACCATATTTGAATACGAAGCAAAATCTTTTGCTGCTCCGTCTCCTAAATTTATTAAAACTGTTTTGCGCTGATCATCTATTCGAGACAATAATAGCTCTAGCGTTTGGTCCATGTGTTACTCCTCAGTTAATTGTGTATCCTGTTCTTGTGCTTGTTCAGAAAGTCTTAATCCTATATCAACGCCACGAGCATTAAGATCAGCTTCTAATTTATCTTTATCAAATGCAGATTTAGCTCCAAGTTTAGCGCCTTCAATTCTTTCTTGAGAATCAATTTTTTCTTTATCCAGCATTAATCTTGCTTTGTCTAATTCAATATCAGCCATAGTTTTTTGCTCTTTAATCATAACTTCTTTTTCTTTAATAGCTAGTTCTTGTTGTTGCATTTGAATTAACGGATCCTGAGCTTGTTGTTGCGCTTGTTGTTGAGCAGCTTCTTTTTGATTAAGTTGTAATAGTTGCTCAGCAGCTTGTGCTGTAAGTTTAGATAACTCAACTTCAACTGTTTCAGGTAAAGTATCATCAGGAGCAGGAAGTGATGCCCCTAATTGTTTTTCTATTTGTTGTCTGTAAGCAAAGGCAATGTGTTCATTAATATGAGCCATTGCAGCTGCTTGTATTACTTGAGCTTGAGGATTTTGACCTATGAGTTGTGCAATCTTAGGATCTTGCATAGCAGTCATATGTACTTTAATGTGCGCTTCATGATCTTGATAGATAAACGCTTTAACAGGTTTACCGTTAATAATGTTCATATTTTCTGATACAGGATCTTTTGGTTTTTGATCATCGGCACTTGGTATAAGTTTACCTATATTCTTAACCCCTAGTACTTCTAACATTTGTTTGTTTAGTTCTACTTGATCATATATTTGTGGATTAGCTTGAGCCATTTGCATAACTGCTTGATACTGAACCACTTTTTGTGACATCGTAGCTGCATTAGGATCACTAACTGGAATTACATCTACATTATCATAGTCAGATTGTTTAGCGCGTCTATCACCTACTTCAGGTTCGTAGCTATATTCTGTTGGCGTGTAATCACGAATAATACCTTTAAGCAATTTAAACTCTTGTTTCATCGCATAGTAAATACGCGCTTGTACGGCACTCATTACTTTGAGAGTTCTTTCTAGTATTGCAAGAGTTGTGCCTACGGGTGAGTTAGCACTCATGTCTGATACTTTCATATCAGCAGCAGAAGCAAAACGTCGTCCTTCTTCAATAATTTGATTCATTAATTGATTAAGAACTTGACTTGGTTCTTTATAAGGCAACGGTAAAATGTTATCGCGTATTGCACCTGATGGTACATCTACATCTCTAAATTCACCTGGAGCAATTGGGGTGTCATCACCTTTAATACGAAGACCACGAGACTTAAGACCGCCTGGTAAGTTTGCTAACGTACCTGCATCAACTAATTGACGTAAAATCATTGTGCCTGATTTTGCAAAGGCACCAATTAAGTGTATTAAACCAAAGCAATAAAAACCAAAGCCTGGAATATATCCATAATGAACAAAATGTTGACGCTTAGCTTTTAACTTATCGTCTGGATTCCAATTACGACGAATTGCTAAGATAGTGCCTGTACCTTTTTCAATTGTTATTACATAAGGTAATGCAATCCCATCTTCACTATCACCATTTTCTAAATCAAGATTAACATGCATCTCAAGGATTTTATATCTATCATCTTCTGTTGGATTAAATCCTAATTTCTCTGCAATTTTCTTTTCAGCTTCATCAATATCTAAATATGGGTCACCCAAATCTACATCACGATAAAAACCTGCTACTTGTAGTTTATGTAATTCATTTTTTGTTTTACGCATTACATGTGTTACACGTTCTGCAGTTTCTAAGTTTGACGCACCGTATGGAACTACGATATCTTCAGCAGGAACATACATCGATACTTGGCGTTCAATGTTAGGATCATAATAAACTTTCTTAAAGGCATTACCAGATAAACCTAGTCCCCATAACATTCTTTCATGCTCAGGTCTATACTCAGGCATCATATCTGTAAGCTGATAGTTCATATCATCTTTTACACGTTCGGCAGCGTCTTCTTTTTCTTTTGTTTGCTTACCAACGATTACTGTTTTAACTGGGCCTGCCGCTGGAAATGTCTCCATCATAGTTTCAGCTTGGAACTTAACCAGCGCTTCTGTCATTAAGGGGTGGTACACATTGCATGCACCAGGCCACGGTTCTGTTCTGTCTTCTACTTTTAAACCTAGTAATTCTAAGCCATCAACATAAGTAGTTAACCAATCTTTTCTTGAATTAATATCAGCATCATACTCACCCATTAAATCACCTGACAACTCAGTCAACTGACCTTCATCCATGTCTTCTGCTAAGTTAGCATTGAACTCATCATCCTTTTCTTTACCAGGAATAATAGTAATCTCCATGCTGCCATCATCTAATGTGACAGAGTCTGGATTTTCAATTTCAATACTTAGGTCTGGTTGACCCATCGCTAATTCTTCTAGGCCTTGAGGTGCTTGTGCTAAACTTTTATCTATGTCTGCCATATGTTGTCCTTATATTGCGTATAATCTGTTTCGAGAACTTCTAAATCCTGGTATATCTTCAGGCTCATCATTAGGTAATCTAATGAACCCACCTTGTCTAAATCTCATTAACGCCATCGTGGTACTATCCACTTGGTCATCGTTGGCACCTGATGGAAAGTCATTACATTCCTCAATTAACTCGTGTGCCCACCTTTTATCAGGAGCCCACACTATACCAGATCTGAAGAGATCTGCCACAGAGTTAACGCGGCTAATCTTATCTTGACCTTTTCCAGGTGTAAATTCTCCTAAGGGAATACCCATCCTTCTCATTTCCTGATAGAGA